CTTTAAATACTTTTTAGCTTTCTCTAATGCTTCTAATTCATGGGGTATGGGTATTAATAACAGCTTAGATTCTTCAGAAAACTTGTATCCAAATGGAGGTTTAACTAATGTTACTGTTACTGGTATGGGTACGTATTCCCCCGTTGTAGCTGCATCTTTAGGTTGAGGCAATAACCACTTACCTGCTGCCTTTCTTAATGGCAATACACTGTGTCCCATAGTCACTCATCATCTTGAGAAGTATCTTTGGGTGGTAGAATCATTAACCCATTATTTGTTTCAATTTGCATCTTCTCTGTCTTAGCTAAACCTACACGATCTAGCAAGTCTTTAGCTGCATTGAGTTTGTCTCTGATACCTAACTCTGTAGGATCTACCATGCCATCTACAAGTGACATAGCTGCACGTGGGGCATTACGTGCCATAAAGATCTGAGTTGCCTCTAAGATCTCTTCTTTAAGCCCTTTGATAATATCACGAGTGTAATACGTAGGAGAGTAACCCGCTAATATTTTAGCACGATTAACATCTCCACCTGCCTCATCGAATAAGACATCTAGGAATTTTTGTTGTAGTTCAGATAATTGTCTAGCCATTATGTTTTCCTGTAAGGTCGAACCTTCTTAGCAATAGCCTTAGGTTGGCTCACAAACTGCTTTCCTTGCTTTGTTCCTTCACGTTTAGCTTTAGAGGTAGCTGCATATTCTGCGGGTGATAGAGCCTCTATAGCTTTCTTTGGTAGATACCGTTCTCCTGTAGCCTGTGAACCTTGTGTAGAGGGTTTACCTGACTTTGTACCCCACTCTTGTTTTGTCCACTTACTAAGGCTTTTCTGTGCCTTAGTCTTTTCACCTGTATACCCACCACCTTTATCTTTATAGATTTTACCTGCTAGTTGAGCTTTCCTGGCTGACCATTGGCCTGCACTGCCGCCAGATGTACCAGCTTTTACTTGGGCTACAATCTTTTTCCACAATGATTCGTTTGATCTAGCCATATTATGATATCTGTGTAGGATTAAAGTATTCATCGACACGCAGCAATAATGAAACACTTGAAGCTGCACTGGCTAATGCCCTTAGTTTATCCCCCTGCCCTAAAAATAATAAGTTCTCTATTTGCAGTAGGCTATTGCCATCTAATTCAACTGCCTCTGCAATGGTATGCCATGTCGCAGTTGTAGACTCATACCAATCAAGTGAGAAGGTACGTAAGGCAGATACTGTATTAGAGACACATATGCTAATGACATCTGTCTTATAGTTAGCAGGTACAGTATACACATCTGCATTAGAAGTTCCTAATACGGTGGCTACAGTCCTTGTCTTAGATGTCTGTGTCGTATTCATTAGGTTAGATCATAGAAAGACATTGCAGCGTATACAGAACCACTTGATCCAGATACTGTACGTATTGCCAGAGTATATACATCACTTACACCCGCAATACTTACACCTAGTTGTAAATCAAAGTTATAGCCCGTAGGAGCAGTTAGATTACCAGAACTTTGATTGGTAGACACTACAAAATCTGTTTGCACAATCGTACCACCCGTAAGTGCAGTTGCAGTAATGTCATAATCTACATGCAAGAAGTCTGTTGTATTATACGAAGCACCAGTTAAAGTTGCATTCTTAATGAGGGCTACTTCAAATGTATCTGAAGATGCAGGAACAACTGCAATACGATTAGGAAGAATGACTGATCCTAAAGCGTCACTTGCAATACGTAGAGATAGTACAGGTAAAAAAGTTGTAGATATTGAACTTAGTGCTGTAGTACGTCTAATAATACTATCTGCTGCAACTTGTTCGTATCCACCTTCAGATAACACAGAAGAACATATCTGCTTTAGACTAGAAGCTGATGCAGTTGCGGATGTGTTGGTTATTTCATATCTAACAGGCAATGTAGCCGTAGTCATATAAACCGTGTTGTATGTGTTTGCATTGTGGAATGTATGAGCAATAATAAACTTACCATCAATAATAAATCCACACCGAACACTACCTACACCTAACCATTCAATATCAACAAACATAATCTGGGACTTGGTAAGATCTAACGTATAACCACTCTTACCTGTGCCATCCAGTTTATCCCCATTCCAATTAGCCTGGGTCACTGCTCTTGATTCATCTACTGAACCACCTGTATAGCTTCTTAGTACAAAAGAAACAGTCGTATCATTTTGCTGCAGGTACACACCGTTCTGTGCATTAAAGTAGCCTACACGCTGCCTTAAACCTGTCTTAGCAGTATTCATGACAAATGTAGCCAGTATAAGTAAGCTCTTTCCTGGCTGATAAGGAAACACTTTATACGTCTGTCTTACTACCTCTGATCCACTTGATGTAGTTACATCCATCCGTACCGTAGATTCATTAGGTAAATGCGTTACACTCCCCCCAGTACTTGTAGAGGTATCAAAGTGTGGATCACTTTCATATCTGTTTGTACTGTCAAACAGTGTTAGGGGTGTGCTTATCCTGACACGACCGAATGCATCAAGGGCAGGGCCATAAAAGTTTACGTTGCCACTGCCCTCTGCAATTGATACTTTATCTGGATAGGAAGAGATACCCACTTATTTCTTCTTAACTTTCCTTGCTTGACTCAATGCTATGGCTATAGCTTGTTTAGGATTTTTTACCACCTTTCCGCTACCGCTCTTCCCGCCTTTACCTGAGTGGAGTGTGCCTTCTTTGAACTCACCCATGACCTTCTTTACTTTCTTTTGCTCTTTAGTCATCTTCATATAGTGCTCACTTAGGTTTCTTCACTTTAGGTGCTTTGGGTATAGAAGCTTTACCCACTTTAGGCATAGCCACTGCAATCATGATAGATGGAGCTTTAAGTTTACCCATGCCACCTTTAGCATAGTTACCTTTAAGACACTTACCTGCCTTCTTGCATTTGGCAGGTGTAGGGCAAGAAGGACAGGTTTTCATCATATTACTTCTTTGCTTTCTGTGCAGGTTTCATGGAAGCACCGCAATTAGCCATACCACCTTTAGCATACATCTTGGGCTTTGCCATTGCACCACCCATCATTTTCTTCTTGGCTGGCTTCTTGACCATACCACCCTTTTTGTAATTCAAGCTTTCCTGTAGCTCTTTCTTTTCTTTCTCTGTAAGTCCACGCTCTTTCATGACACGTGACATACCTTCTGGTTTCTCTGCACCACCTTCACGAATCCTACGATTCATAAGGGCATCTAAACGCTTTTCTTCACGAGCAGTAAGCTCACTAGACTTTTCTTTCTTTTTAAGTGCAGCTAACTCTTCTTCAAGTAATGGATCTACGTCCATTGCCTCACGAGCCATGCGTCTTTCACCTGCCTTCAATGCCTTAGCTTCTGAAGGGGACAACAGTTTACTTACTCTACCAAAACCTGCCATTTAAATTCTCCTAGGAAATTAAGATACTGCTATTACTTCTTGTACTACGATTACTTACCAAACTTAAGCTTCTGAGATTTAGGGGGTTGTTTACTTGATCCACCCTCTTTCCACAATCTTTCATTAGACCACCATGCAGGAGAGAGTTTACCCTTAGCTATATTCTTACCGTGCCTAGCTTTAAAGTTCTTACGAGCTTCTTCACTGTAATTGTGACCCATTGACGAATCACCGTAATGGATCAGCTTAACTGTGTCACCCTCTTTGGCTACGACCATCTCTTTCTTTCCTGGCTTATTGGATTTCTTAGGTTGATTGTAACCTGTAAATCCCAATTTCTTATATCTCTCAGGAAAGTCAGACATTCTTATTGCCCTTATATCGATGATCACTCTTAAGTATCCTACCCTCAGACCAACCCTCTGCCTTCATAGCTGCCTCTACCTCATGTAACTGGAATCTTATGCCTGTATGTTTTTCTAATGCGGCACGTACAAAGAAGACATCACTGTGGGGTATGTGGACCTTATCTAACTTGTCACGGTAGACTGCATTAATAAAGTCAGCAAATAAGTGATTTTCTCTTAGGTATATTTTCTTTTTATTCATACGTCAATAGGAATCCTCGTTCCTTCATTCGCTTCGCTCATTCAGTCACTGCGGAATCACAAGTATAGAGTCTTTGGATCTAGGACACTTAAATGCCTCACTTAAGTGTTTCACTTAAATGGCTACGCTTTAAGTAAGCACAGATAATAGGCTATTAGAAATCAAGCACAGATAATTGTATTAGTTCTATGTCTCAGACCCGAAGTCTTTGCCTCACTTACAACTACTCACTTAAGTGTATGTCTTTTTACTTAAGTGTTCATTATAAGTGAATTATACACTTAAATGATCTTTATTACAAGTAAGTATATAAGTAAGTATTTATATAAGTGTTCTTATACTTTATAAGTATGTATATAAGTGTTCTTATATAGTAAGTGTTTTATATACGTAGTATGTGTATATATCTTAACTGTATATTATAAGTGTTATATGTATATCATTTAAGTGTAACACTTAAGTGTATCACTTTCACTGGGGCTGATACCCCATGGTATATGATTCTGTAATCACTTGTCAAGTTATTTCTGCAATGTGTAGTAAAATAGTTACAGATTCAGTGTATTCCCCCTACTCCTTATTGATTGTGTCACTTAAGTACTACATTGTAATTGATATTATCACTCACTACGTAATCGATACTATCAATCACTATACATGTATACTGTATACAGACTCTTAACTTTACATACCTGTATGCATATACAGTATATTCAGCATATTATGCTTATTTATTGTGCACTAGCAGCATAATATACTGCATGAGTTTTAAATGAGAGTGATTCTCATTTAGAGTGTGTGTATGTTAGTGAGTACTAACATAAGTACTTGATACATGAGAACTATTCTTATTTAGAGTGAAAATAC